GCGAGATACGCGGCTTGAGCACGCGCTCGGCGAAGTCGTCAAGCTGCATGGTCAGTTCGGCGGTGGTGAAGTTCACACCGATGTGCTTCTGGTTGTTGACCGTCAGCGTGGTGAACTGCTCGTTGTCATCCTGCACCTGAAGGGCAGCACCGTCGGTCACGAGAGCGCGGTCCGGCAGACGGATGCGCAGGGTCGAGCCGATCTTGGCGCCTTCGACGGCAAAGCTGTCGTCGTACTGGCGGTTGACGTTGCGGGTGAGCACGAGGTTGTTCTCCAGAATTTCCAGAGCCTTCCGCGTGATCATATCAATAGTAAGAAGTGAGTTGGCCATGTTCGTGGTCCCAAATTAGCGGTTGCGTTGTGCCTCGTACTTCTTGATCTGCCGTAGCCGTTCCGCCTCGATCCATTCCGACGTGCTCATCGACTTGGTCGAGCGAGGGTCGGTGGTGTCGTACACGGGTGCGCCGGAAGCGCGTGGCGTAACAGGTGCAATCGGTGCCGGGGCGGTTGAAGTCTTTCTAACCGGCGGATTGGAGGACAATGAAGCCTCAATCTTTCCGATTTCCTTCGCCTGCAAGATCGGGTGCAATCTGGCGATGCGGTCCGCTTCCTTGGGGTTGGAGCCGAGCCAATAGAGGACATCGGGGCCAACATCCGAGGCTTGGATGCTCTGCGCCATGTATTCCGTGACGGGAAGGTTGGGGTTGTAAGCGACTTGGTCGAAGTCGTCATACTTGTCCCGCGCCGTCTCTTCACGGTCGTGGTACTGTTCGAGCATGGCCTGCTGTTGCCGTGCGGCTTCCCGCTGGGACAGCAATTCTTCCGCCTTACGTTCGGCCAAAGCCTCTGCGTACTGGTCGTAAGTATCAAACTGCTCCGGGGATAGATCGGCCGCCGGCGTTGCCTTGAGCCTTGCTTCCATCTCCGCAAGCCGTTGAGCCTGCTCTCGTTCCCACTTGCGCTGTTCTCTCGCAAGCCGCTTGCCGACGATGGCGTCCAGTTCTTCCTGAGTGAAGGATTTGGGCGCGTCCTGATCGACAGGCTGTTCTTCCGGCGTTGCGGTTTCAACGGGTTCTGGAGCCGCCGTGGTTTCCAGTTCCGGCGCGGGCACTTCCGCTTCAATAGGGACGGTATCGTCCATGTGGTTTTGACCCTTTCAAGTCACCTGATGTTCCGCACCAGTACGGTTGTCGGCCAGCGTACAATAAAGTTTGTACGCTGGCAATATCTAGGCCCAGACCCGGAACGGCTGTTCGGGCGGCACGATGATGACCGACTGAAGTTCAGCAAGCTGCTCTTCGGTCAGGTCATACGACCGCACGTTGACGTGCCACTCCGGGTAGTCGATCTCGACTGGCGGATCGACGCTGTAATCCCACTTCACGATAGGCCCGATAACGTCGAGGCTCACGAAGGGGGCGGGGTAAAGGTTGCCGTCTTCCTCGTAAGCCAGCCCCGCAGCGATCAGCGCTGCGTTCATCGTGGCTTCGTCGATGGCGCGGAGATAGAGATCACGCGACATGGGCGTATGTCCTTTTCTTCACAACGCGGATAACCGCGCTTTTGCAGATGCCGAATTGATGCGAGAGATCGTTTAATTTGGCCCCGGCACCGTATGCGAAACGAAGTGCGCGCACTTGTTCATCCGTAAGCTTCTGCCTGCCGGAATGCGGGATGCCTTCCGCCCGCAATCTTGCGCGATATTGGCGGACAGCCTGCCCAATCTTGGCTGCGTGGTGCGTTGTCTTTGGCTTTTTGCGCAGTTCTGAAAACTGGCGGCCAGCATCTAGCATATCTTGGATGTTGTCCCGCTGAGTGCCAATACTCAAGTGGTCCGGATTGCAGCAGCTTGGGTTATGGCAAGAGTGACGAACAACCATCCCGCTTGGGATTTCGCCGTTTGATAGCGCGTAGGCTGCGCGATGAGCCTTTATCGCGTATCCGCCAGCTGTAAACGTGCCGTAACCATCCTTGCACTTACTGGCTGACCACTCCCAGCAACCCGTGTCGGCAGTATTGACCTTAGACCAAAAACGTTCTTTGGCCGCCCCGCCCATTTCAAGCAGCAGATTTTCGCGGTTTGCGGTAATCATACTGTCTCCTTAGGCCGTCAGGGCTTGAAGCTGGGCGTTGGTAAGGCGCGATGGGTAGAAACGGATTGAGCGGATGTGGCCGTTGAGGTAGTTGCTGTTAATGATACGACCAAGCGCGAGCTGGTTAACAGTCGGCAGCGATGCTGACGTATCGGTAAGAGCCGTGTTACCGTTTACCGAAACGGCAATATCATTTGTTGCGTAAGCCACCGCGATCTTTGCCGGAACGTTGGCTGTGTATGAGCCGTTCTGTTGGAGATCGAACTGGTCGACAGTAGCAACGCGCGCTTGGGCGCCCCACTTGCCGTTGTAGTTAAACGTGTTGATGCGGTTGTCAGCGGTGCCATCGTTAGCCGAACTGGCGACGTAAACACTAAGCGAAACATTAACCCCGCTATCAGCCTCCACCACAAACGTCCCCGCGCTCTGGTTATACCAAGGCGTGAAGTTCGGCCCCGTGATCGCAGCAACGTCAGCCGCGCGCGTCACTTGGCTGGCGACCGTGGGGATGTAGCTGGTGGCGAAGGCACCGGCTTCGAGTTGTGCGCCCCAGATGAACGCACTCGACGTTCCGTTGCGGGCCACTGCCGTGTCGTTGTTGGCATTTGCCAGCAGGAGACGCATTTCGCCGGTCACGCTTGACCCCGCAGTGAACGACAGTGTGCAGCGATACCAGCCATTTGCGTGTGCGGCGATTGTAGCGGTATAACCCGCATCGACCGTGCCAACAGAGCCGCTGCCGCTCAGGTTAAAGTAGGCCCCACCGTTTCCGGGGCTTGTGTAATTAAGCAGAAAAAGCCTAATCCACGACAGCGTTGACGCTTTTGCAAAAAAGCTCAAAGTGTAAAAAACGCCGCTCGTTACTGCCTGCGCCCGAGCAACCATAACGCTGCCCGTGCCGCCAGCACTATCCGCTACTAACGTGTCAGCGGTTAGCGTACCATCCGGAGCAGTAGTCGAATTGGCGGTGATGGTAGAGTTATAGCCAGCCCCTTTAACCCAAACCGCATTATCAAACTGCTCCGAATACGTGAACAAGTTCACCCGCTGCTCCTCGATCAGCAGGCCGCGCGGGGCCAGCGTCACGGGGTCGTAGTCAAAGCGCGGGGGGAACAGGCCGCCCACGTTGCGGGTGTAGTCGGTCGCTGCCGAGGCTTGTTCGAGCTGTGCGCCCCAGATGAGGATGCCGGAGGTGCCGTCGCCAGCAAAAGTTGGCGCGGTATTACCGTTGGTCTGCGCTGCGTTAAACGGCAAGAAGTCATACCGTGTCTGCGCCGTCGCGGTGGCCGCCTGACAACGATACCAGCCGTTCCCGACAGCGGTAATGCTGGCAGCAGTCCAGCCAGTGCCAAGCGAACTTTCTACCGTGCCGCTCGACAGGTTGAAATAGACGTAGTTGTTGTTGTTTGAGGAGAACGCCAGCCGATCATAGCCTGCCGCCTTAGCGTATACGGAGATGACCACGGTCGAACTGGTCGTGACTGACTGCTGGATGGCGTGGTTGACCGAACTGGTGTTCGGAACCAAAAGGTCCGCCGTAGTCGTTCCATCAGGGGCCACGGAGGTATTGGCGGTCACAGTCGCATTCGACTTCGTCCACGCCGCGTTGTCGAACTGCTGCGTGAAGGTCAGCAGGTTCCGGCTCGCAGGGGTGTTTACGATCTTGCCAGTGCTATCGACGTAAGTGCCCGCAGTCGTGCGGGTGAAGTCGATCAACTGATCGAAGGTGCGGTTAACGAGAGGCATGGTCTACTCCCAGACCTTAAGGATGACATAGCCCGGCGCAGTAGGATCGGTGTAGTACACCTCGTACTGCTCGGTCAGAAAGTTGTTGGCCAGCGTGTAGTCGTAGACCGGATCGCTAGGCACGAAATCGAGAATGAGGGTCGGCTCACCGCGGCGGCTGCGACCGCCCACGCCCGACCCGGAGGTCAGGGAGACAAGCGTGCCTATCCCAACGGACAGGCCGTTACGGACAGGATCGCCCCAACTCATCGAATGTTGATCGGCTTGGCGTACACGGTGCCCGACACGCCGATTTGCAGCGCGCTGACCCGCCAAGTGGCACCAGTGCCGGGCGGAACCGTGAACGGAATGGGCGTGAAGGCCGGGATCGGCGTGTCCGCCGACGTAGCAGTGACACCTTCGCCGACGCGGACATAGGCGTCAGTGGTGCTCCACACCAGCACGCCCTGCGGGCCGGCGTTCCAGCCCGTCGTGGAGCCAGCAGTGCCGGTATACGACGCGTTCTGCGTCGCAAATCCGGCGTCATTCAGGGGGCGAAGCAGTTCCATAACGTCTATCCTTACGCCAAAAATTTCAGCTTGTAGAGAGTGGAGTAGTACAGACCGAAAATCTCGTCGATAATGTTCTGAAGCGGGGTGCAGTCCTTATCGACCACCTTATACCGCATTTCCTCAAGGTCTTCCACCTGACCCTCCAGAAACTCGACCACGTTGTTGGTCTTCTTGGCCGACATCAGCGAAATCGGGCCGATCAGCCCGTACTTGCCCTGATAGGTTTCCGCAAACTTGTCTGCCAAGTCGATGATGCCGTCGTAGAACGCACCCAGCGCGACGTGCTTGGCGTAGCTGCGCGTGTTAAGGTGCGCGGAATGGGTCACATCCCGCGCCAGAAACAGCATCCCGACGAAATCGTTACATTTGCTCATTTTCAGCCGTTCCTTCGGGCATTTCGGGCATCATAGGCATCTCAGGCGCTTCCATTTCGGGCATTTCCGGCATTTCAGGGCCTTCCGGCGCCTCGATTTCCGGCATTTCGCGCATCTCCGGCGCATCGCCGATCAGGTCGCCAGTATCCAGCGCGGCCGCAATCGTGCCCATGACTATATCCTGAATTTGTTCGGGTGTCATGCTGTTCTGCACGGCGG